TCAGTTCCCCAGCGGGTAAATACGAATTTCTCCCCGGACCTCGACTTGGGCGTGCCATTCACGCGGCCAAGTACGACGCATTATTGGTTCCAACACGGTCCCCGGCACGGCGATCAATCGCTCAACGATCGGAGGGGCCAACAGCATCAATCGCAATAGTCGATACACCCGCGAAGCATCGATGCCTTCAGCCTCTGCGATCTCGACCACAGAAGCGAAGCGCTGCTCATCCAGCAGCCGCTGCCAGTAGTGAGCTAGGCCGAGCGCGCGCATCAGTGGCGTATCCTGCGTCGCGTCCCGATCCCGTTTCTCCCGCCGAGCCTCGCTGACAAATTCCTGTGGCGCATCCAGTGGCGTGATGACCTCCTTCTTCGACCCGCGCTTGACCAACGTCCACGGCACGAACGTCTCCAACTGAATGCCGCCGGCCGGCGCAGGCAGCGATCGAGTGACAGGCTCCCCCAGGATCCGGCCGCGATGATTCCGGCTCATGCCTCCTCCTCGAAGCGCGCCACGAGCTGGCGCTGCGCATCCCAATCTACCGGCAGCGGGTTGTGCTGGAACCACCACAACGTCATGCTCCGCGGTTGCCGGCCGGCCAGCAGCCGCACAACGATGTCTGGCGCCAGCAAGGTCAGCCGCATCAGTTCGTTGACGGCCGTGGGGTGCAACCCCTCCGCGAGTGCGATGGCCGCACCGCTCTTCATCACGCCGGTGTCCACCAGCCGCTGCCAGTAGAAACCTCGCGCGAGCGCCTGTAGCAAGGTCGTGTCGTGGGTGGCGCGCTCATCGGCAACCACCCGACGCGCACCTCGGCGGCGGAACGTCACCGACACGAAGGTCTCCAGTGTGGTGCCTGTCATGCTTCGACCTCCAGCAATTCCGCGCCAATCTCACCCGGCACGAATTCCTTGATCAGCGCATCCCACCCGACCTCTTGCCACTTCACCCGGATCCCCTGGTTCTCGCCATCGTCAACGAGGTCCACCCGTTCGATCATCAGGTGCGCGATGCGATGCCGCTCGGCGGGGAAGAGCCGCCCCCATACGTCATCGAGCCGGCCCATCGCCATCACGGTCGCAGCCTCGTCCACCTGGGCGCCGTTGCGCTGGATGTGCCGCACCACCGCTGCCACCGCCTCCGGGCTGGTCAGCACCGTGCGGATCTGTGCGATGACGGCGCCTTCGATCTCGGGCGCCGGCAGCCGCTCGTAGCGCTTGCCCGGTGCCCCGAAGCGGCTCTCCGACTTCGATACGTAGTAGCGGTACTGGCGCCCGTTCTTGCGCGAGTAGGTCGGATACATCCGCTCGCCGGATGGGGTGTACAGCAAGCCACGCAGCAGCGCGTCCGTGCGCGACAGCACCTTGGTCTGCGTCGACCGCGCATGGCTGTCCTTGGCCAGCACGGCATGGACTTGCTCCCACAATGCAGCGTCGATGATGGCCGGATGAGTGCCGGGATACCAACTTCCCTTGTGCGACAACTCCCCGAGGTAGATGCGGTTGCGCAGCAGCTTGGACAGATACTTCTTGTCGATGCTGGCCCCGTAGCGGACACGGCCATCCTGCGTAGTCCAGGCTTTGGTGGTGATGCCCTCGGCAGTCAGGCGGGCGGCGATCTGCGTGGGCGAGCCGATGGTCAGCATCTCCTCGAAGATGCGGCGCACCACCGCGGCCTCGGTCTCGTTGACGACCAACTGGCGGTCGCACACGTCGTAGCCCAGGGGCGGCACGCCGCCCATCCACAGTCCCTTGCGCTTGGACGCGGCGATCTTGTCGCGGATCCGCTCGCCGGTGACCTCGCGCTCGAACTGCGCGAAGGACAGCAGCACGTTCAGCATCAGACGCCCCATCGACGTGGTGGTGTTGAACTGCTGCGTCACCGACACGAAGGACACGTCATAGCGCTCGAACACCTCAACCATCTTGGAAAAGTCGACCAGGCTGCGGGTCAGGCGGTCGATCTTGTAGACCATGACGATGTCGATGCGCCCGCGTTCGATGTCCGCCAGTAGCCGCTGCAGCCCGGGCCGGTCGGTGTTGCCACCGGAGTACCCCGGATCGTCATAGTCGTCGGCCACGGAAAGCCAGCCTTCGGCGCGCTGGCTGGCGACGAAGGCGTGTCCGGCCTCCTTCTGCGCGTCGATGGAGTTGAATTCCTGGTCCAGCCGCTCGTCGGTCGAGACCCGGCAGTACACCGCGCAGCGCTTGCGCGCCTTCGTGCTGGCAATCCGGGCGGCGCCGGTCATCGGGCACCTCCTTTGGTGAAGCCGAAGAACAGCGGGCCGGACCAGTGCGTGCCGGTGATATGCCGCGCCAGGGCGGTCAGGCTCTTGAAGGACTTGCCCTCGTACTCGAACCCGCCTTCTGCAGTGACGACCGCCTTGTGCTCGCGCCCGCCCCATTCGCGCGAGATGACCGTACCGGGGACGAAGTGCAGTTCGCGCGAGGGTGCCCGCTTGGGGATCTTCGAGTGCGAGGCGCCGATGCGCTCAAGGCGTTCGCGCGTGGCGGGCGACAACCCGCCGAAGGCTTCCTCCTGCAGCTTGTAGGCGATGCGCGATTCGATGAAGTCGCGGTTTGGCTTGGCTGGGCGGTAGTCGAAATACCGGTCCCACAGCTTCCAGAGCTCGGGCATGGGCGCGCGCCCCAGTTCGGCGATGCGGGCGGCGATGGAGGTTGGTTGGGCGTTCATCACAACGTCTCTCGTTGATAGGGAGTTGTATGTACGCGCTGGTCGGGCACAAAGCCAAGTCCAACCGCGCTATCTGCTGCGGGCGGTGTGGCGAGCGTGCGGACGATGGCCGAAGCCAGGATGGTCGTGATCTCGGCGGCGCGCTCGCCGGCCAAGAGTCGGGAAGGACAGGGGAGTTCGATGGACTTCATGACAGCTTCGCGGAATGAAACTGCCATGGATGGTGGGGCGAATCGTCTGAAGCAGATAGTAAAGGCGGGTAATGGCGCGTCCCGGAGGTCCACCCCAAATTGCCAACAAGCGAATGCTATTCTGCTGGTGTCGCCTCTGTGCTGCGAGAACAATCACATGTTCAAGTTTCCTCCCGCTGCCACTGATTATTTTAAGCAAACTGACACCGTACTGGACGGACGCACGAAGCTGGTCCAGGCATTACGAGGTTTTGTTTGCCGCTTCACCATCCTTTTGTACAACTACAAGCAGTGGAGGTACGTACAGGCGAAGCTTCATGAGCAAGGTTCGTCAATGGACAAGGACCAAGGTGTCATGTACTGGTTTCTCGATCACACGCTCAGGGACAGTGCCGTAATACACCTGAGGTCACTCTGTGACTCCAACATCAAATCGCTGGGTGCGAGAAGTATTGCGGATGGTCTCAATGACCCCGTCGTCCGAGCCGGTCTTTGCGCCTATTTAGATGCTGGCAGCCATGCTCGCAGCATGACCGATGCAGTTCAACGTGAGCGCTATCTTGACTACATCGCGAAGTACATGAGGTTGCTCTCATCAAATGCCAAGGCTGGGCAGTCATCTCACGACATCGTGATGAAGGTGTCGCTGATTCGTCGGTGGGCTAACAAGACGATTGCTCACCCGACCCTTGATGACTACAAGGTCGACAGTGACGACCTCCTCCATATATTTCTCGTGGTTGCTGTCTTAGCGACTGCAATCGAGGCTGTCATGGGCGACGCGGCAGTAGACAATGATCTGCAAGTCTGCGGAGAGCAAGCTGAACGTGGCAGTGCGGTCCTGCTTGGTTCCCCTGGCACCATTGGCACCAAGTACATCCAAACCTTTCGGGAACTGCTTCCAGAATGGGTCCACTCGGGTAAAGAGTTCCCTCTTTGCCAGCTCATCTAAATCAAGCTCCCCCGACTCCTAGGTCTGTGCAGTATTGACTTCTGCACTGCTGAGCGTCATCGGGGAATGGCATTCCACCTCATTCAAGTAGCGCTTCCGTTTCCGTGGCCTCGTCCTCCAGCGCATCGTCGAAGGCCGGCAGGTTCAACTGCCACGCGTGCGCACCCTTGACCCTCACCAAATAATCGCGCCAGGGCGAGGTCTTGGAGAACAGGTTCGCGGGCGTCGCGCAGCCGGTGTCCTCCATCAGCTTCTTGGTGTTCACGTGCGGCGTACCGGCGGCGTAGGCATCGACCAGCCGCTGCAGCACGGCGATCTTGGCCTTGCCCGTGACACGCCAGGGCGCCCGGCCGGGGATGGACAGCTGGGCTGCATACCCATCCGCCGAGACCTTGAGGCTGATGGCGGCGCCGCCCATGGCCGCCTGGTGGCCGTGTCTGTACGCGACCTTCAAGCGCGCGAGGTCCACGGCCGTCGCGGACCGATTCGGCGCCAGAACGTCCTCGATGGGCACCACCACATTCGTGCCGGCAAACGCGAAGGGCACCGTGGACGTGGTCAGCACGATGCCGGGCACGGCGCGCGGGCGCAGTCGCAAGGCGGCATCGACCCGCGCGTACTGGCGCTCGCTCCCCATGCGGGTGGCGAAGTACAGCGCCACGGGTGATCCGTCGACGTCGAGCTCGCCGAGGAACACCGGCTCTTCATCGAGATGCCGGCCTCGCACACCCTGCAGCGTGCTGCCGAGCGCGGTGATGATCTCCTCGCGCAGCCAGTTCAGATGGACCTTCCAGCGCCGCGCATGCCGCGCCTGCAGCATGACATCGTCGCCCGTCAGCGGATCGCGATAGCGCACGAAATTCGCATCGGCGCACCGCTCCAGCGGCACGGCGCAGCGCGTGCCGTCGGCCAGCTCGACCACCTTCTGCGTGATGCGGTCGCCTTCGGTGAGGATGCCCTCGTCCTCGAAGCGCTCGATGTCGATGCCCAACTGGGCAAGCGCAAATCCGTCCATCGGGCTGGTGGCGCACTCCAGCAGTCGCGCAACCTGTCCGATCAGGTCCGGATCGTCCACGCCGGAACCCGGGTTGAGCGGCTTGAGCACGCCCAGGGCTTCCAGCAGCTGCGTGCCGACGCGCCGCAGGCGCAGGTCACGCTCGTTTTGCAGGCTGCAGCGTCCTGGTTCGGCCAGGACAATGGACAGTGGCGTCTCTGTGGCGCCCCCCGCAACAACAAGGTCCGCAACCAGTGTGACGCCCAGGATGGCGGCTGCCTGCGAGAAGGGGTGATTGCCCCAATGCTCGCCCAGCACATCGTGGAGCTCGGCACCGCTGTCGAGATGAATGGTCACCGTGTCGCTGGCATGGCCGAGCAGGGCGCGCGCTTCGGCCAGATACAGGCGCTCGACCTTGGCGCCGTCCAGGCGCGGCTTCACGTCCTTCAGCGGCTGGGCGAACCGGGACAGGTCGTAGCGCGATCGGTTGAGCGGCCGGCTGGACAGGGGCACTTTGAACCCGTGCGCGGACAGCACGTTGGCCAGCGGCGCCCGGGTGGACAGCGTGTGCGCGTAGACCTCGACAACCTTGCGGCCGGGCGCGTAGAGCAGCGTGGCATCGCGCGCCGGGAAGTAGCAGAAGCTGCGGCGGTTCCGGTTGACGACCTGTACCGCCGTGACCTGCTCGCCGGCGAAGCGCACGACCAGGCAGTGCGCAATCGAGCCCTCTCCGCCGTCGCTCTCGTCGGCCAGCGCGACGTGCACGACCTCGCAGGGCTCGGCCAGGCGCATCGCCTGCGTGAGCTCCGACTCCAGTTCCCGCTTCACCTTGTCGTTCCACAGGAAGGGCGGCGGCTCGTCGCACGGCACATCGAAGGCATCGTAGAGCCGCTTGTTGCCCCGGATATCGGCGGTGTTCAGGATCGATTCGGCGATCTCGAACAGGCGTGCGGTCGCGTCGGAATGCGCGCGCATCCAGACCGCGCGCCCGAACTCGCCGCCCGGCTGTGACAGGAAGGTGGCGAACAGGTCGGCATCGTTCAACTGGTCCGCGACGCCGGTGAGGATCGCCGCACCGCGCGACGAAGCAAGACGCACGATGCGCAGCGCCTCCCGCTCGGCGGGCTCGCGCTGATCGCGGCGCAGGTGTCGGACGTGCTCCAGCAGCGCGCCGGGCAGCGCGGATTCATCCTGCGGCCAGCCAAAGCCGCGGCCCAGTGCCTGGCACTCGGGCAAGCCGCTGAAGACCCGCAGCACGGATGCTGGCGCGCGTTCGATCAGATCGAGCAGATTGCTCGCGTTGGTCAGAGTCTTTCTGGCCATGTGGTTCCCCGTTCTTGTTCTCGGTGCAGCCTGCCGTCACGCAGACGTTAGCTAGGCCAGGAGGCTCACTTCCTCGGTTGCGTGCTGTCGCTGAGCGTCCAGGCGCTTCTTGTAATCAAGCACATCCCGGTAGCGCACACGGCGATGCGTGCCGATCTTGTGGAACGGGATGTCGCCCCTTTCCAGCATTTGCACAAAAAATGGGCGGGACACCCCGAGCATCTGAGCGGCCTCCTGGGTGGTGAGTTCCGTGTGCGTCGGCACGATGGACACCGCACAGCCTTTTTCGATCTGGTCCAGGACATCCTGCAGCAGCTGCAGCGCCGAGGCCGGCATGCGGACGGTCTGTACACGTCCGCTGCCGTCGCGGAAATCCACCTGCCGGGTGCCAGCACCGGCCTTGAGTACGGCCTCCAGCGCGCGGCGTGCCTCGCGCGCTAGCGCGACGTCCTCTTCGGAAGGCTGCACTTTGGTGATGGCGGAGACGTTCATGGGCGGGGGCGCATCGTGGCGAATCTGGGAGGGGCGCGATTCTATTCGAAATAATCGAAATCGAAATAAGCGAAACGCAAGCCGACTTCTATATGGCACAAGGCTTTGCGGCCTACGCGCCGGTCGGGCATCCACCGCGCAGTGCCCATCAGAGCCCAAGATTTGCTCGCCCAAGCCCAAGGCGTCGGGCAATGAAATAGAGCCTCCTTCAACAAGAGGCGTCTCTACATGGCAATTCTTTCCTCATCTGTTCAATTGTCCCGACACAGCCGGCGGCACGTCGAGCCGGCGGCCAGGCGCATCGCGCTGAGCGAGACCGAGCTCGCCGCCCGCTGGGGGCTGTCGATCAAGACGCTGCAGCGCTGGCGCCAGGACCACCTGGGCCCGGTCTTCTGCAAGCTCGGCTCCCGAGTCGCCTACCTGATCTCCGACATCGAAGCCTACGAGCGGCGCGTCTCGCGCAACTCGACGTCGGTTTGCGCCTACCACTGAGGAGACAGCCATGACGAATCAGACCCTGCTGCCGACCGACATCGCCGGGATGTCCGTTGCCGACCTGGCCAAGCTCTCGCCCGAGCGCAAGCACGAACTCGACGCCAGGTTGGAAGCCGCCAGCGCCTGGCTCAAGCTCGCCCGCACCAAGCTCGATGCCGCACTGGAACTGAGCTACGGCGAACAGGCCCGTGAGGCGCTGCGCGCGTCCGAACGCGACTTCGGTACCGTGCACATTGCCGATGGTCCGCTGCGAATCAAGTACGAGCTGCCCAAGAAGGTCAGCTGGAGCCAGAAGCAGCTCAATGAGATCGCCGCGCGCATCGCTGCGGCCGGCGAACGGCCCGAGGCTTACGTCGACATCAAGCTGACGGTGCCGGAATCGCGCTACAACAACTGGCCGCCCGCGCTGCGGGAGCAGTTCGCCCATGCTCGCACGGTCGAGCCGGCCAAGCCGTCGTTCACGCTGACCCTGGACGAGGTGGTGGCATGAGCGGGCTTTCCATTATTGGCGCGGAGTCAACCCGGTTTGGGCCACGCTCGCGGCAGCCCCTGATCTCCCGATTTGCCCGTTACGTTCAGGTCTCGCCGGGAGGTTGCTGGTTGTGGACGGGGGCAAAGAATGCTTGTGGTTATGGCGTGCTGGGGCGCGGTCGTCGCAGCGAAGGGCTGATCAGGGCGCACAGGCTGGCTTATCAGCTCTTCCACGGCATCGTGCTTGAGCGCTCGCAGCATGTCCTTCATCGCTGCGATACCCGTGCTTGCGTCAATCCTGAGCACCTCTTCATCGGCACACAGCAGGACAACATGCGCGACATGCGCAGCAAAGGGCGGGCGGTGCCACCACCGCGTCATGTCGGCATTGCCAATCACAAAGCGAAGCTCGACGAGAACAAGGTTCGGCAAATCTTCGCCATGCGTCGTGCTGGCAATACCAAGTACCAGATCGCGCAGCGCATGGGTGTTTCCCGCGCCACCGTCTATTCAATTCTTAACCGATTCACATGGAGGCATGTCGATGTTGCCGATTATCTCTGCTGATCGACGTCTGGCCGAGCGGCGTGGCGTCAAGGGTGTGCTGGTGGGCAAGAGCGGGCTCGGAAAGACTTCGCAGCTCTGGACCCTGCCGTCCGAAACCACGCTGTTTCTCGACCTGGAAGCCGGCGACCTGGCTGTCGAAGGTTGGGGTGGCGACACCATTCGGCCCCGTACCTGGCAGGAGTGCCGCGACTTCGCCGTTTTCATCGGCGGGCCGAATCCGGCACTGCGCGACGAGCAGCCGTTCAGCCAAGCCCACTATGACGCGGTCTGCGCGCGTTATGGCGACCCGGCCCAGCTCGTCAGGTACCAGACCGTCTTCGTTGACTCGATCACGGTCGCGGGCCGGTTGTGCATGCAGTGGTGCAAGGGCCAGCCGCAGGCTTACTCGGAGAAGACCGGCAAGCCGGACAATCGCGGCGCCTATGCACTGATGGGCCAGGAGATGATCGCCTGGCTCACGCATCTGCAGCATACGCGCGGCAAGAACGTCTGGTTCGTCGGCATCCTTGAGGAAAGACTCGATGACTACAACCGCCGTATCCAGCAGTTGCAGATCGATGGTTCCAAGACCGGGCTGGAGTTGCCCGGCATCGTCGACGAGGTCGTCACGCTCGCGGAATTCAAAGCCGAGGATGGTTCCAGCTATCGCGCTTTTGTCTGCCGCACCCTGAATCCCTGGGGGTATCCGGCCAAGGACCGTTCCGGCCGCCTGGATCTGATCGAGGAGCCTGATCTTGGCCGCCTCATGCAGAAAATTTCCGGCCCCGCCCGTCCTGTAAGCGAACGGCTCGACTTCACGCATCCCGGTGCCGGGCATGCCAGTGTCGTCCCGAGCGCAGCCGCCAACACCACCGAATACGCAGAACACACCGCATGAATACCGCAATGACCTACAACGCCAGCCCGTGGCAAGACTTCAACGACGCCGAGCAGCAGCAAGGCTTCGACCTGATTCCCAAAGGCACCCTGATACCGGTGCGCATGGTCCTCAAGCCGGGTGGCTATGACGATCCCGCGCAGGGCTGGGTCGGCGGCTACGCGAGCGAGTCGTTCGAGACCGGCTCGGTCTACCTGGCCGCCGAGTTCGTCGTGACCGGCGGCGAGCACGCCAAGCGCAAGCTGTGGACCAACGTTGGCCTGCATTCGCCCAAGGGCCCGACCTGGGCACAGATGGGGCGCAGCTTCATCCGCGCCGCGCTCAACAGCGCCCGGAACATCCACCCGCAGGACACGTCGCCACAGGCGGTGGCCGCCCGCCGCATCCAGGGCTTCCACGAACTCGACGGGCTGGAATTCATTGCACGCGTCGACGTCGAGCGCGATCCCAGGGGAGAGGACCGCAACGTGATCCGGCTCGCCGTCGAACCCGATCACCCGGAATACGCCCGCCTCAAGGGCGTGCCGCCCAAGACCCATCCGGGTGGCGGCACCTCTGGTGCACCCGCGCAGCCTCTGCCGGCCCGCGCCGTACCGGCTGCGCAGCGCCCGCCCGTGACCGGCAAACCTGCCTGGGCTCAGTGAGGGAGGAATGAAATGCTGGGTCTGCAAACGGCAGGCCCGGGGATTCCATCACGCCGACACCCGTCATGGGGTCGGCGATCCCCGGCGCTTTGTTCCGGATTGGGTGTTCTGCTCGCGCCGCTGCCAGGACGCTTTTCACGCGCTGTACGGCAACTGGCGCCAAGCCATGGAAGGGCAGAACAGGGAGGTCTGCATGCTTGACGCATCCGACGTCGAACGCGCAGCCATGCGCACATGCCTGAAGGCATTCGGCCAGGTGGCCGAAGCGATCGGCTTCACCAAGCCGCTGGCGGCGTACACCGAGGCCGAGGCGCTGCGCGTCATCGATGCGATCGTGACGCGCTACACCGAAGCGATGATCGAGCACCACGAGCACACCCGCACGCCACTGGTGCGCGGCAGCGCGGCAAGCAAGGCTGCGGCGCAGGATCCGTTCGCCGAGCTCGAAGAGCTGCCGTGGGAGACCGCCGAGGGGGACGCGTGATGCTGGACTTCAATTCGTCGGCGAGCCTCTCCGGACAGGTCGCCTCGCTGATCGACATCGGCCTGCAGCGCGAGCGCATGAGCCAGCCGGTGCGCCAGTACCTGGGCGCGTCGCGCCTGGGTGTGGCCTGCGAGCGCGCGCTGCAGTACGAGTTCGCCCAGGCACCGGCCGACTACGGCCGCGAGCATGATGGCCGGATGCTGCGCATCTTCGAGCGCGGCCACGTGATCGAGGACTGCATGGTCGACTGGCTGCGTGGCGCGGGCTTCGACCTGCGCACGCGCAAGCCCAACGGCGAGCAGTTCGGTTTCGCGGCCGCCGATGGGCACTTGAAGGGGCATATCGACGGCGTCATCGTCGCAGGCCCCGAGGGCTTCGGCTACCCGATGCTGTGGGAGAACAAGTGCCTCGGCAACAAGTCCTGGCGTGACCTGCAGAAGCACCGCCTCGCGGTGGCCAAGCCGGTCTATGCCGCCCAGGTCGCGCTGTACCAGGCGTACCTCGAGCTGCACGAGCACCCGGCGCTCTTTACGGCGATCAACGCCGACACGATGGCGCTCTACGCCGAACTGGTGCCGTTCGACGCCGCTCTGGCACAGCGCATGTCCGACCGCGCGGTGAAGGTGATCGGTGCGACCGCGGCGGGCGAACTGCTGCCACGCGCGTTCAGCGACCCCACCCATTTCGAGTGCCGCATGTGCACGTGGCAGGACCGCTGCTGGAGGACGCACGCATGAGCCGAACCAATCAAATGGCGTCGGCCCCAGTGGACGAGCCCATGATCGACGCCAACCATGCGGCGGCGGCTCTGCAGCTGCCGTACTACTGGTTCGCCGACCACACCATGCGCGCGCGCTTCCGGATTCCGCACTATCTGCTGGGCAGCCTGGTGCGTTTCCGCCTGTCCGAGCTCCAGGCCTGGCTGGCGACGACCACGGTGCATCGGCCCGATGCGGCGGCCGTTGGCGGCACGCTGGAGGACGACGAGTCATGATCGACTTCAACGAGATTCCGCTGGTCACCGGCCAACTGGACGCGCAGCGCGACGAGATTCGCGCGGCGTTGCTCGCACGCCTGGAGTTTGTGTTGAGCGCGCTGTTTCCGGCCGGCAAGAAGCGCCGCGGCAAGTTTGTGATCGGCGACATCCTGGGCAGTCCGGGCGACAGCCTGGAGGTGGTGCTCGACGGCGAAAAGGCGGGGTTGTGGACCGATCGGGCCACCGGCGACGGTGGCGACGTCTTCGACCTCATCGCCGCCCAGGCGGGCCTGCACGTTGCCACGGGCTTCTCGCAGGTGCTCGAACGCGCCGTGCAACTGCTCGGCCTCTCCAGCGCGCAGCCGGTGCGCCGCAAGCGCCGCGAGCCACCGACCGACGAGCTCGGCCCCGCCACGGCCAAGTGGGACTACCTGGACGCCGCCGGCAAGCTGCTCGGTGTGGTGTACCGCTACGACCCGCCCGGCAGAGGAAAGGAGTTCCGCCCTTGGGATGCCAAGCGGCGCAAGATGGCGCCGCCGGATCCGCGCCCGCTGTACAACCAGCCGGGGCTGGCGAGCGCCACGCAGGTGGTGTTTGTCGAAGGCGAGAAGTGCGCCCAGGCCCTGATCGACGCCGGCATCGTCGCCACCACGGCGATGCACGGGGCGAACGCGCCGGTCGAGAAGACCGACTGGTCGCCACTGGCCGGCAAGGCCGTGCTGATCTGGCCCGACCGGGACAAGCCGGGCTGGGAGTACGCTGCCAACGCGGCGCAGGCCATGCTGCAAGCGGGCGCCGTGTCGGTGGCCATCCTTGTGCCGCCCGAAGACGCGCCGGCGGGCTGGGACGCGGCCGACGCCATCGAGGAAGGGTTCGACATCGGCGGCTATCTGGCAGCCGGCGCGCGGGTGCCCGTGGTGCTGGAGGTGGATGACACCGTGTCGGCCGACGTGCTGGAGGGCGTGGACTGGGAAACGGAGGACGGGCTCGCGACCGCCTTCACGCGCCGCTACGGCGACGACTGGCGCTACTGCTCCCTCTGGGGAAAATGGCTGGTCTGGACCGGCGTGCGCTGGAATTCCGACCAGTTGCTCTACGTCACCCACCTGTCGCGTGGCATCTGCCGGTCGGCGTCGCTCAAGGCGGACACGGCACGACAGAAGACCAAGCTGGCGAGTTCGGCAACGATCGCCGCAGTCGAGAAGATCGCCCGCTCGGATCCCAAGCACGCGGCGACCGCAGACGAGTGGGATGCCGACGTCTGGGCGCTCAACACGCCGGGCGGCGTGGTCGACCTGCGCACGGGCCAACTGCGCGCGCATCGGCGCGAGGACCGGATGACCAAGGTGACGACAGCGACGCCGCGCGGGCGCAATGGCGAGGGCTGTCCGGCATGGCTCGCCTTCATCGCGGACATCACCGGTGGCAACACGGATCTCGCGGCCTATCTGCAGCGGGTGGTCGGCTACTGCCTGACCGGGGTGACCAGCGAACACGCGCTGTTCTTCCTGTACGGCACCGGCGCCAACGGCAAATCGGTCTTCGTGAACGTGCTGACCACGATCCTGGGCGACTACGCGGCCAATGCGCCGATGGACACCTTCATGGAAGCCCGCGGTGATCGCCATCCGACCGAACTGGCGGGCTTGCGCGGCGCACGCCTGGTGTCGTCCATCGAGACGGAGCAGGGCAGGCGCTGGAACGAGTCGAAGGTCAAGGCCATCACTGGCGGCGACAAGGTGTCCGCGCGCTTCATGCGCCAGGACTTCTTCGACTACCTGCCGCAGTTCAAGCTGCTGATCGCCGGCAACCACAAGCCCGCGATCCGCAACGTGGACGAGGCGATGAAGCGGAGGTTGCACCTGATCCCGTTCACGGTGACGGTGCCGCCCGAGCGCCGCGACGGCCGGCTCACCGAGAAGCTGCTCAAGGAGCGCGACGGGATCCTGGCGTGGGCCATCGAAGGGTGCCTTGCCTGGCAGCGCCAGCGCCTGGACCCGCCTGACTGCGTGCGGTCGGCCACGGAAGAGTACTTCGATGAGGAGGACGCCATCGGCGACTTCCTCGATGAAGAGGCCCAGTGCCATCAGCAGGCGCGTGTGGCCGTGGCCGACGTGTTCCTGCGCTGGCAGGAGTGGGCTGGACGGCGTGGCGAGTACGTGGGGACCAGCCGGTGGCTCGCGCAACAGCTGACCAATCGGGGCTTCGATCGCACGCGCCTGCATGGTGGGGTCAAGGGACTCGCCGGGATTTCGCTCAAACCAAAGGACTACGGCAATCGCCTGCCGTATCGCGACGACTGATCACGGTGACCGAAGGTGACCCGCTCAAGGATTGATCTCTTTACGTGCGTATACGCGCACGCGTAGAGGTTAATCCGGACGACAGTCACCTTCGGTCACCATCTGCATGACGACTCAAAGATGACAACGACGATTCTCGCCCTGGACCTGGGCACCAAGACCGGCTGGGCATTGCAGTATCTGGACGGCAGCATTGCCAGCGGCACGCAGGATTTCAAACCGAAACGCTTCGAAGGCGGCGGCATGCGCTACCTGCGCTTCAAGCGCTGGCTCAACGAACTGAAGCTCGCCTGCAGCCACATCAACGTGGTGTACTTCGAGGAAGTGCGCCGGCATGCGGGCGTGGATGCCGCGCACATCTACGGCGGTCTGCTCGGGCACCTGAGCGCCTGGTGCGAGCACCACAACATCCCCTACGTGGGCGTTCCAGTCGGCACCATCAAGAAGTACGCGACCGGCAAGGGCAACGCGAGCAAGGACGAGATGATCGCCTCCGTCTGCAAGCGCGGTCATGAACCGTCCGACGACAACGAAGCCGACGCCCTGGCGATTCTGTACTGGGCGGCCGAGACGCAGGAGGTGTGACATGAAGATTCGCACGCCACCCTACCGTTCCGCGCTGGCCCGCACGCAGCCCGAGGTCACGGACCTCGAAGCCTTCAAACGGCAAGGCTGGCGGGAGCAGCGGATCCTCGTGATCGCCGAATCCGACGCGCGCCTGGACTTCCTCGAACGCGAGCTGGTGCGCCGCATCGGCGAGCGGCTGTATGGCGAGGGAGGCCGGCACCGTGGCTGAGTGGACCAAGGAGGACGTGGCGGCCCGCTTCGAGGACGCCGCCAACACGGGACGGCGCCTGCCGCCCATCCGCGTGCAGGGCTACATCAACACGTGGCCCACCATCGTGCGTCGCGAGTGGGAAGCCTTCGCGGCCGACGAGAAGGTCTACCGGCCTTTCCCGCCCAGCCCCCAGGCGATCGATCGCATGCTGGAGACCATGCGCTGGGTGCAATGGCTGGAGGTCGAGCAGCGCCACCTCGTGTGGATGCGGGCCAAAGGCTATGGCTGGCGCGAGATCACGCTGCGCTTCGCCTGCGACCGCACGACCGCCTGGCGGCGCTGGCAACGGGCGCTGGAGATCGTGGCGGGCAGGCTCAACGCACCGCCACATTGACTGAAGGGAGGGCGACGCTATGCTAACAACTGTTAGTAATAGTTAGGAGGCATCATGCCGACCAGCGTCGCCCTCGGCACTCATTTCGAGGCCTTCATCCGTGAGCAGGTGCAAAGCGGCCGGTTCAACAATGTCAGCGAGGTCGTGCGTGCCGGACTTCGCCTGCTCGAAGAGAGCGAGCAGCACCGTCAACTTCGTCTGGAAGCGTTGCGCGCCGAGATCGCTGCGGGCAAAGCAAGCGGTCCGGCCAAGCCAGCCGATGAGGTGTTTTCCCGTCTTGAAGCCAAGTACAGCGCACAAGCCAAGCGCAAGCAGAACTGATGCGTCTTGCCATTACCCCGCGTTACGTGATTTTCTTTGTCACAACTCCGGACGAAGTGATCGTCATTCGCATCCTGCATGGCGCCCGTGATCTGCCCGCTGTTTTTCATGGCAATGAACCATAAGCGCCGGAGTGACTCGCCGTTAAAGATCAGCGATATCGAACGACTCCGTTCGTTGTTGCTCCAGGGTGTCGCATCCCCTCCGACGGCGCCTGTGGACGCGAATTATTTCGATGCGCTGCGTGAGCGTGTGGCCAAGTTCGCCAACCGTCCAAAGCAAAGAGTAACGTAGGGTAACGCTTGCCTCGAATGTCCGCTGTTTGCCCCGAATGTCCGATTCGGGGGCTGCACGCAGTGCAACAAATCGGGCGATTTAGGGGTAGTATCTCGTTTATCGTTCGGCTTTCGGCGCAGATTGCAAGGGGTGCCCCGAAATAAAGGGGTCCTTCCTGCAGAAAGCGCAATACGGGAGGCGCGAGCGCAAGACCTGCTTAGCGTCAGGGTGCGAACCCAGGTTCGCACAGTGCGCGGTTCGCACCCCCGTCCGGTTCGCACGACTCCATTCCACGCCCGCCCACGGCCCGTCCGTCGGCGGGCGTTTTTATTTCCACACGGCCTGCGCCGGGACCTGCTCCCGCGCGGGCCGCTTCCGTTTGGGAACCCGAAACAGAACATGCTCAACGTCGAGTACCGCAAGGTTGCGGCGCTGATCCCTTACGCCAGGAACCCGCGAACGCACAGTGACGAGCAGGTGGCCAGGATCGCCGCCAGCATCGTGGAGTACGGCTGGACCAACCCGGTCCTGGTCGATGGCGAGAACGGCGTGATCGCCGGCCATGGGCGCTTGGCCGCCGCGCGCAAGCTCGGCATGGAAGACGTGCCGGTGATCGAACTGGCGCACCTGTCGCCCACGCAAAAGCGAGCGCTCATCCTGGCCGACAACCGCATCGCGCTCGATGCCGGCTGGGACGAGGAACTGCTGGCGCTGGAATTCGCGGAACTGGCCGACGCCGGCTACGACCTGGCGCTGACCGGATTCAACGACGCCGAGATCGATGCACTGCTGGCCGACGATCTGGGCGAAGCTGAGGACAGCGAAGGGCAGGGCGATCCGGAACCGGACGCAGCGGACGACGTGCCCCCAGCGTCGGCGGCGCCGGTGTCCCGGCCGGGCGACGTCTGGCTGCTGGGTGAACACCGCATGATCTGCGGTGATGCCACCGATGCCGCGGCGATCGCAACCCTGATGGCGGGTCAGCAAGCCGACCTGTGCTTCACCTCGCCGCCGTACGCCAACCAGCGCAACTACACCACCGGTGGCATCGCTGACTGGGACGTGCTGATGCGTGGCGTCTTCGGCAACCTGCCGATGGCCGGCGACGGCCAGGTGCTCGCCAACCTCGGGCTGGTCCACCGCGACAGCGAGGTCGTCCCATACTGGGACGGCTGGATCGGCTGGATGCGCACGCGGGGCTGGCGGCGGTTCGGCTGGTACGTCTGGGACCAGGGGCCGGGGATGCCCGGCGATTGGATGGGGCGTCTGGGGCCATCGTTTGAATTCGTCTTCCACTTCAATCGGGAGGCACGCCGCCCGAACAAGACGGTACCGTGCAAGTTTGCCCGCCGGGACGAACACCTGCGCCCGGACGGCACGTCGACCTCGATGCGGGGCAAGGATGGCGTTCGGGGAAGCTGGGCACATGAGGGCACGGTCACGCAGGACACCCGGATTCCCGATTCGGTGATCCGCGTGATGCGTCACAAGGGCACGATCGGCAAGGGCATCGACCACCCGGCCGTGTTCCCGGTCGCGTTGCCGGAGTTCGTGATCGAGGCGTACTCGGATGCCGGCGACATCGTGTTCGAGCCCTTCGGCGGCAGCGGCACCACCATGCTGGCCGCCCAGCGCACCGGCCGGCGATGCCGCAGCGTCGAGATCGCGCCCGAATATGTGGACGTCGCGATCAAGCGCTTCCAGCAGAACTTCCCGGAGGTGCCGGTGACGCTGCAGTCGACCGGGCAGTCCTTCGAGGCGGTCTCGGCGGAGCGGATGGCGGGCGAGGAGGTGGTGCAATGACGACCTCCTGGCTCGCAGGCAAGATCGAACACTGGCCGATTCAGCGGCTGGCCCCCTACGCCGCCAACGCCCGGACGCACTCCGACGAGCAGATTGCACAGATCGCGGCCAGCATGGTCGAGTTTGGATTCACCAATCCCATCCTGGCTGGCGGTGACGGCATCATCGTCGCGGGCCACGGGCGGCTCGCTGCGGCCCGGAAGCTGGGCCTGGAGACGGTGCCGGTGGTGGTGCTCGACCACCTGAGCCCCACGCAACGCCGTGCCCTGGTGATCGCGGACAACCGCATCGCCGAGAACGCGGGCTGGGATGAAGCGGTGCTGCGCGCCGAGCTGGCCGCACTCGATGCGGCGGACTTCGATCTGTCGTTGACGGGCTTCGACGCCGACGCGCTGGCCGAGCTGATGGACGAGGAGGAGGGCGACGGCCAGGCGGCGGAAGCTCCGTTGCCGGAGGTCCCCGATGATCCGATCTCCCGGCCCGGAGACATCTGGGTGATGGGCAAGCATCGTCTCCTCTGCGGTGATGCCACGGTCGCCGAGAACTACGATCGGCTGTTGCAGGGCGAGCCGGCAGACATGGCTTTTCTAGATCCTCCCTATAACGTGAACTATGCCAACACGACCAAAGACCGACAGCGCGGCACGAGCCGGGCCATCCTGAACGACAACCTGGGGGGCGGCTTCTACGATTTCCTGCTGGCGGCGCTGACGCCGCTGGTTGCCAACTGCCGGGGCGCCATCTATGTGGCCATGTCCTCCAGCGAGCTGGACGTGCTGCAGGCGGCGTTCCGCGAAGCCGGCGGGCACTGGTCGACCTTCATCATCTGGGCCAAGGATCGCTTCACGCTCGGGCGCGCGGACTACCAGCGGCAGTACGAGCCGATCCTGTATGGATGGGCGGAGGGCGCGCAGCACCATTGGTGCGGCGACCGCGACCAGGGGGACGTGTGGCAGATCAAGAAACCTGCCCGTAACGACCTGCACCCGACGATGAAGCCGGTGGAACTGGTGGAGCGGGCGATTCGCAATTCGAGCCGGCCCGGTGATGTGGTGCTCGAC